GAAGGGATAGGGAAAGAAGGACACCTGGTTCAGCACAGGCGTGCGCCCGCAGGTTTCCGGTCAAAATGGCATACGGGCAATTTAGGCCGTTTTTCTGTCGCCCTAATCGGCTGCGTAGCGAGCTGGCATGACCCACTAAACGGAGATGACCAATCGGAAAACGTGGCCCACCAAAACAGCCAACGGTTTTGAAGTTGCTGAAAGGCAATCCCGGCCACCGACCAATCAACAAGTCGGAGCCACAGCCTGCCAGCGACAGCATCGCACCACCAGCTTGGCTGGTGAAAACGTCGCTCAAGAAATGGAACGAGATCCTGCCGGGCTTGATTGCCACTGGAGTCGTCACCAACGCAGATGTCGAGACGCTTGCACGGTATTGCACAATGCACGAGCAGTTTCTGTTTTGTCTCAAAGAGATTAGAGCGGGCCGCGATCAGATTGAGATCAAAGACCCAAAGACCGGCGAGATTGTCAACATAAAAAGCACGCCAGCAGCAGTGAATATCTTCAAGCTGTCGGCACAAATGCTGCAAGTTGAGCAGCACTTTGGCATGACGCCATCGGCTAGGAGCGGAATCGTTGCCAACAAAAAACAAGCGCAACCCGAAATCGACCCAAGGATCTTTGGTTGATTCGTCGCGGTCAGCGTTTGCAGTCAAGTTTTTTCACGACTTCCTGACGCACACCAAGGGCGAACTTGGCAACACGCCATTTTTCCTAGAGCCGTGGCAGCGTGACTACATCGGCAAGTTGTTCGGCACGATGAACGGCAACGTGCGTCAATTCAGAACCTCACTGCTTGCAATCGCGAGAAAGAACGGGAAGTCATCGCTGTGTGCAGGCATTGCGCTCAAGCTGCTGCTAGAGCCAGAGCCGGGTGCAGAAATCTACAGTTGTGCGGCAGATCGTTCGCAGGCTTCTCTAGTTTTTGAGATGGCAAAGGTCTGCGTGCAGCAATCGCCAACGCTGTCAAAGATGCTGAAGGTTTATCGCAACAGCATTGTGCGAGAAGAAACGCACTCAACGTACAAGGCGTTAAGCAGCGAGGCATTCACAAAGCATGGACTGTCGGCGCACGGAATAATTTTTGACGAGCTAATGGCTCAAAAAGATAGAGAGTTGTGGGATGTGATGACCACCAGCACCGGCGCTCGCCGACAGCCGCTGTGCGTTGCGCTGACCACCGCAGGCTATGACCGCAAGAGCATCTGCTGGGACATCTGGCGATATGCCATTGCCGTGCGTGATGGTGCGATCAGCGATCCGACGTTCCTGCCAGCAATCTACGCAGCAGATCCTGAAGATGATTGGACGAGCGAAAAAGTTTGGCACAAAGCCAACCCGAATCTGGGGGTCAGCGTCAAGCTGGATGATCTGCGTGTGCGTTGCAAGCGGGCGCAGGACATGCCTAGCGAAGAGAACACCTTTCGCCGCCTGCATTTAAATCAGTGGACTGAGCAGGACACACGCTGGCTCCAGATGGATCATTGGGCGCAGGGCAACGGCAGTTGCCCAGTTGACCTGACTGGCCGCGAGTGCTTTGGCGGGTTGGATCTTGCCAGCACGTTTGACACGACGGCACTAGTGCTGCTGTTCCCGCTAGACGACGGCACTTATTGGGTGGAGCCGCACTTCTGGATACCCGAAGACAATGCCAGAGACCGCGAGAAGCGTGATCGTGTGCCGTACATGCAGTGGCACAAGGAGGGTCTGTTGCACACCACGCATGGCAACGTTACCGACTTCGACAAAGTGCGTGCCGACATTGTGAATCTGTGCAAAAAATACAATGTGCGACAGATTGCAATTGATCGTTGGAACGCTCACCAGTTGACGCAACAGCTCCAAGGCGAGGGCGTCAATGTGGTAGGATTCGGACAGTCGTTTGCGTCAATGTCAAGCCCTGCGAAACAACTCGAAGCGCTATGCGTTGGCGGCAAACTCTTGCATGGTGGGCACAAGGTCTTGGCGTGGCAGGCATCTAACGTTGCAGTGACTCGCGACCACAACGAGAACATCAAGCCAATAAAATCAAAAAACAAAACAGAGCGCATCGACGGCATCGTGTCGCTAGTCATGGCTATTGGCATACACGCATCGGTCACCACACCTGTTAAGCAAAACTGGGACATGCAAATCTTATGAACACCGACTTTCAGATGACCGAACTTCGCAGCGTTGATTGGATGAATGACGGCATGGGCAACAGCCGTACACCATCAGGCGTGCGAGTCACCGAAGCAAATGCCGTCGCATGCACTGCGTATCTGGCCTGCGTGCGGGTGATAAGCGAGTCGGTTGCATCGCTGCCGCTTTTCTTGTACGAGCGCCTTGAGGCTGGCGGCAAACGCAAGGCAAGCAACGTGCCGCTTAATCGCATACTGCATCAGCAGCCAAATCCGTGGCAGACCGCTATGGAATTTCGGGAGCAGATGACCGCCCTGTACCTGATCTACGGCCAGTCATTTGCCGAGATCAAGCCGGGCATCAATGGTGCCGTGCAAGAATTGTGGCCGCTGCACCCGTCACGCATGACAGTGAGCCGCCTAGAGAATGGCACGCTGCGTTACGCCTACAAAGAGCCTAACGGCATGCAGACGATCTACGCACAGAATCAGATGCTGCATTTGAGGTGGCTCAGCACGGACGGAATCAACGGCTTGCAGCCAGTGTCGCTGTGCCGCAATGCCATCGGCCTAGCACAAGCACTAGAGCAGCACGGCAGCACGTATTTTAGTAATGGAGCGAGACCAGGCATAGTCCTTGAAAGTGAGAATCCGATTCCCGTTGAAGCTGCCGAGCGGCTGCGTGAGCAGTGGGAAAGAATGCACCGTGGCAGTGATCGTGCATTCCGCACAGCGGTGATGCCCAACGGCGTCAAGGTCAAAGAGCTGTCTGGCAGCAATGAGTCTGCACAGTTTCTTGAGACGCGGCGTTTCCAGATTGAGGAGATCGCCAGAGCGTTTCGCATTCCGCAGCATCTTATCGGCGAACTGACTAAGAGCAGTTTTAACAATATTGAAGTGCAGTCAAACGAGTTCGTAGTGTATTGCCTGCTGCCACATCTGCGGCGTTGGGAGTCGGCCATCTCGCGTGATTTGATTGCCGATGATGAAACATACTTTGCAGAGCATAGCGTGACCGGCCTGCTGCGTGGTGATAGTCAGAGCCGTTCAAATTACTACCGCGAACTGGCTCTGCTGGGAGTGCTGTCAATCAACGAAATAAGACAGATGGAGAATCTCAATCCCATCGGGCCAGAGGGTGATCAGCGATTCATGCAGATGAACATGACCACGCTGCAGAATATCGTTACGCAGCCAACCACTCCGGCGGCACCAGCTGCACCGCGAGCAGTGGCACGCCGGGCCATGACAATCAGCATCGACTTCGATGAGACGTTTAGCAAAGACCCGGTCATGTGGGGCGAGTTCGCGATGAAGTCTCAAGCTGAAGGCAATACCATCGTGATGATCAGCCGCAGGCCAGACACGCCAGAAAATCAAAAGGAAATTGCCGACACGATTGGCATTCACCTGCACGCATTCTCCAAGATCATGCTAATTGGCGAAGGCATGCAGAAGGCCGATGCCGCCGCAGCCGCTGGCATTGCTGTTGATGTTTGGATTGACGATGCACCAGAGACGATCCAATCCTCAGTAGAAGATCGCGCTGCACCTGACGCGATTGAGGTTGGTGATTTTGTCTCTTGGGGATCTGGTGACAGTCGGGCCAGAGGCCGCATCACGCGAATCGTGCGAGATGGAAGCATCAACGTGCCAGACTCCTCATTTACGATCCAAGGCACAGAGGACGATCCTGCGGCATTGATTCGCGTCTACCGCGAAGGGGCAGACGGTTGGAGCGCTACTTACGTTTTGGTAGGTCACAAGTTTTCTACGCTGACAAAAATTGCTCCACTGTCGCAGCGCGAGGTTAGCGATGGCGTATGAAGATATTGATTTCTCTCCTCCCGCAGGTGTTCGTGCTGAAGCCCAGCAGGGGCTTGACTGGCGGCGCGAGTACGGTCGAGGCGGCACGGCCATCGGCATTGCTAGAGCGAGGGATCTGAGTAACGGAACGACGATCAGTCCAGACACAGCCAGACGAATGAAAGCCTTCTTTGATCGTCACGAAATTGACAAGCAAGCTAAAGGCTTTCGGCAAGGGGAAGAGGGTTACCCATCAAACGGCAGGATAGCTTGGAGCTTGTGGTCTGGAGACTCTGGCTACGCATGGTCACAAAAACTAGTTCGACAAATGAACGCAGAAGACGCAAGGAGCAACGACATGGACATTGAACGCAGAGACATTTCGTTTGAAGAAGCACCAGAGGCAGAGTTGATGATCGAGACGCGTGCCGGCGGGCAGACTGCCATCGTTGGCTACGCTGCGGTCTACAACCGACTGAGCCTTGACCTTGGTGGCTTCCGCGAGATGATCTTGCCGGGAGCCTTTGACAA